TAACAAAGCAGCATACACTGGTTTGCAACCAACTCCTGTAAGCCGGTCACGAGGGGCCTACCCTCATCTTGTACATAGTTGCAAATATTGCTTGCCAGCAATATTTTTCACGGCACACACCCTAACTCCCTCACTTTCCAGACAAACCATTCTGAATATAAGTAAATTACGGAGTGAGGGATGGTTTTTCATCCCTCACTTTACCATCACTTTCCGGGGCTACCCTCACCTTTTTCAGCACTCCACCACGTTATATAGCCTGCCTTTTTTTGAATTAGTCAACGGAACACTGAGCTTAGTGAGAATACGGCCGAAGGTAGTAATCTTTGTGGTGGATAGCTTGAAGCCACTCTTTTTCTGCAATCGGGTGAGAATTTCAGAAGCCAGCAGTTTTTCACAAGGCTCATTCTTTTCAGCCGAACGAAAGAACTGCAGAAATAACTGTTCGGCAGGAGGCTGCACTTCGAATTTCTCATTGCCGGCCATCAAAATTGCTTCATCCTCACTGTCGAACCAATAACGCTCGCCATTCTGAATCTCGCTCAACGCCTGCGCATAGAGCTGATCATAGTTTATATTCCGCGGAATTTTTATAATGCCCGTAACCTCTATACAGATATACCGGCGACCGCCTGAAGTATCTGTCAGCAAATCGTAATGATTGCTTGTAGCAATAAACGAAGCATAACGACGCAACTCCTGCACAACACTCTGATTGGGCTTGCGCGTATTAACCACCGGTTTCTGAAGTATGTGTTTCAGAAAAGCCTGCTGACTGTTAGTAATCTGGTCGAACTCATCAATGTTTATCAGAGCAAACCTATTAAGATAAAGCTCCGCATCACGCTTGTGGCCGAAGTTGATGCTGTCCGTGTAATACGCACGCAACTCCGGCGGAAGTATGCTCAGGCAAAATGTAGATTTCTTATATCCCTGCTTTCCAACCAGCAAAGGTGAAGTGCTGTTGGCATACTGCTTGTCCATTCCACGCCAGTGAGCCACCATGCAGAGAAACCAACGATGGAAAAAGCTACGCCAGTATTTATTCTCACACGGCACCGCATCCGCAAACGGGCGAATACGATCTACCCCATCCCAGGAAGGAAGTTTAGACAGATAATCTTCAATAGGAGCAAACAGCGGAGTGCGGTCGGAATAAACATAGCGAGTCACATCTCTGTCCCACAGCTGAATCCCCTCTTTCTGAGCATTCAACGCAATACTATTGAGCACCTTCTGCGTTACAGGACGGAAATCAAAAACAAACGAATTGCATTCCTTATACTCCATTTCGGTAGTCTGCGTGTTATGCCGAAACTCATAACGACGGTTCATAAACTCTTCCGTTTTAACAGCCAACTGTTGTTCCGCACTCATACACGGCCTGGCACCAAAATTCTTTCCATCCAGATACACATTGTGCACCGTAAGCCTCAACTCCACTTCCCTTTTTGCCAGATTAAAATGCAGCATTGCCCCTATTACCACATCTTCCTCCGGCACACCCGACTTAAAGCAGTTCCCCGCCAAAGCCACCAGGAATGGCTTTATATCTCCCTCACGTGGAAACCTCCCTATTTCTTCGTACACAGATTGCAAAGACGATTCGAACAATGCAGAAACCACACTTCTATATTGATGTCCCGGCATAAGCCTCAGCAACGAAGCATTTCCATCTGGTATTGCGCATTCCCTATCAGGCTCTATGTTCACTTCACAAGGCTGCTTCATTAGAATAGGATGCGCCTCGGAGTTAAAAAACAGACCCGGATCATAGGAAAAGCGGCAGTAATGATTCAATGACGGACGTTTCAGCATAACCTTATATGATATCAGCTCCTCGTAAAACCGCACCGCCTTACGGTAAGCCTGCGCATGAAACAGCTCCGCTTCCGCTTTTGCCTGTGGCAAAGAGCCATCGGGGCGAATAAAAGATACAAGCCATTTTACACTCTTCCCACCGGAACCAACAAATGCAGCAAGTGTATGCGGCAAACGTGCCGCCTCATCCCTCACCGCTTCTGCCTCCTCTATTCCAGCAAGGTAATCTATCTCCAGTAATACCACACCATTATAGCGAATCATTTCCTGTTGTGCATCCACCTTTTTAAATTCAGCTGCAAAACATAGTTTTGGCAGTTTATCAACAGCTATGCAATGCACCGATCGGCTTACATATTGTAAAGAATGTCGCAAATTAGAAACCGGCTGTTCCTCCGATTCAATTTTCATCTTCTCCATCAATACAGATAGTTTTACAATTTGTTGTGATTCTCTTTTTTGTCGGCCTTTAAATTGTGTTATTTTCATTCGTTTTAATTATTAATTATACCCTGAAGGTATGTCATAAACATCAATAAAACAAATATTTATTGCAATTTTATATAAATTATTTTTATCATAAAACCCAGGCAGATATAAGCCATTTAGCCACCAAATCTAACGAATTTAACAAGGATACTTAAGTAAGCCCGCAGCCGTAAACCCATGGGCCCGCGGCTGTAAACCGATAATTTAACACTTACAGGTAGCACTAATAAATTTCATAAAAATAAAAGCCCGTAAATATAGTAATTACAGGCTTTTATTAGGTTTTAGAAATTTGAAAAATTACATTTTGTGGAAAGTTGAGAGGGGTGTGGTTTAAACGCTATTTATCGTAAAATTTTACCCCATACCCATAAAAAAAGAAAGGCTGTCTACTTTAATTAGTAAACAGCCTCTGATATAAAGCGAGCTCAAATCTTAGCTTTATTTTTTATGCTTCTTATACAACTTTTCTGCTTCGTCACTTAATGAAAACGTTATTTCAGTAACTGAAATAAAAGGGTTAAATTCATTATAGTTCTCATTACAACGTTTGATAAAATCATTATAAGCTTTTACTATTTGATGGGAAGGTATTTTTCCTTTCTCTATATTAGGTAATATAACCAAATAATCAATATTATCTCTTATAGGATTGCTATCACTTAGATCTAGTATTCTATCTTTATCTGATTTATCTATCTCATCAACAGCCTTAACTTCAAAGTTATGTATTCCATATATAGTACTCTGATTATTTTGCTTCTTCTCTTCAATTTCTAATGACATAAAATCAATATCAATATAAGCTAATTTAATGCCAACCTTCTTTATCTCTGCCAGTTTTACTTTGCTCATCATAGTTTATTATTATTTAATTTACCAGCTACCATTATTAGTAGCTGGCTTTGTTTCTGATATTTCTTATGCAGCTTGTTCAACCTCTTTTGTTTTATTAAGGTAATCATTAAACAATTCATCAAGCTTACCATAAATGATTTGTTCTTTAGTACTCTCACCTTTCTTTCCCTTAGCTGTTTCTATAGGCTTAACATCATCACGTTTTAATGACTTAAAGAAAGATTCCATAGTCGTAATTATAGTAGCTTTTTCTTCATCAATAGCATTATCATATTTACAGATTACCCAGTCTACTATGGTTCTAGTCATTAATACTTTTTCATCAAAAGCAGACTTAGCAGCAGCTAACAATTTATGCCCTCTTTCTATTCCAGTTGTATATTTTAGCTTAGAGCTAATTTCACCATTCATAGCATCAGCTAAAACACTCTTATTAACTTCACCCTTAAAGGTTAACCATTTACAAGCTGCATCTAATGAATAACCTTTTGCTGTTAATTCGTTTATAGCATCCAATAAAGGTAGTTTCTCATTGCACATCATTTTAGCACCCTTACCAAAATCTTTGCCTTTCCAACCATTAGTAGCAATATTGATTACTGCTAACATTTTTGCAATAATTACTTCAGGATTTAAAGGATATATAAAGTAAAATTCTCCTGTATATTCCTTATCTTCTTTTATGAGCTCTAAATGAGCTTGATATCTGTGATTAGCATCCACCAGAACAACATAATCAGAAGCATTATCATCTGTAACTGCTTCACCTGTTTCAAAGTCAACAACTTCCAGACCTTGTTCTATTGCATCATTTGCATCAACAATTACAGCAGGAATTAATAAACCGTTTTCTTTTAATGAAGCTTTCTTAGTCTTTACAACATTGGGATCAAGATCTCTATTACCTGTTAATCTTGCTACTTTTTTACATTGTTGAAGAAGATAGCTTAAAGCTATTATCATCATTGCATTTCTTACTTGTGCTTTAGTTACAGGTTGTGCACTTGCTCCTTCAGTTGCTACAATATTATTTATATTTTCCATCTTTTTTTTTTGATGGTTAATAACTACTCTTTCAGTACTGGTGAAAGATTCCAGATAATCAAACTATCAAAGATTTGCACCTCTTTGTTTTTGATTACTTTGCAAAGATGAAGGTTTATTTTTTATTAAATGAATAAATTGATTAGTATGGAAGTGGGTTTATTTTCTAGTAGTTTCTTACCCACCTAATGTAATGTATAACTAAAATTTCTAGTTGATAACCAACTAAAAGTATTCATTATAAGTAATCACTAAAAGTATTTAATACGTGTCCTTCATATTTTCTTATAGTATCCTTCAATTTTGTATTTTGCTTTATTTCACCACCTTTTATAAAATGTGATTCATAATAACTCTTTGAAGCCCAACCTATAATATATAATAGTCTAGATATTAACAGCATCTTATTAACAGAAATCTTTTTATTACCATCATATATTTTAGTTCCTTTGTAATCCTTCAGAAATGTTCTAAACATATCTGTAAAATGATAAATTTTTATTGTTGAATCAACTGTAACTTTATTATTAAAATCAGCCATTTTAAGTGTTAGTTCAGAACCGTTTTGAATCTTCTTAAGTCCCTGTTCTAAGCAATACCCTATATAATAAATGGTTTTATCATTACTAATGACTTTACTCTTTTTACCTTTAATCTTTAAAGTAATACTTATGTCCTTTTCAAATTGAATATCTTCGTTATTTAATAAGTTCTTGTTTATACTATCTACTATATCTTCTATCTCATTTTTGGGACTTTCATTAAAAACATAAGCATCTGTACATTTCCTTTCAACATAGTCTTTTATAAATAAGAGTAAAAACCAAAACTTCTCAGAATCTAACCCAAAAGCTTTTATAGTATTTTGTACTTCTTCTGCTTTAATATATCTTTCTTTAAAGTCTATATTAAGCTTTTTATCATTATATCTTTTTGCAAAGGTTACTGCTTTAGTTAAATCATAGAACATTTGAGGTTCTCCTGTTTCATCAAAATCAACAGAAGGAAAGTTTTTAGCTACATATCTTATAACATAGTTAAAAGAGTCATCATCTAATATTTCATCCATAATTTATTTTCATTTTACTGCAAATTAACAAAAAAGCCTGCAATCCCTAAAGACTACAGGCTTCATTTTGTTTTCTTTCTTTATGTACATCTAAATTGTTTTATTTGAATCTCTAAATAAGGTTTATTGAATAAATGGATCAAATACAAATTCAAATACTTCAATATTTGGAGAAACAGCAGTAAACCACACATTAAAACCATTTACAGAATCATCATAATAAGCTGTTACAGTATCATTGATATAATAATCACTGTTGGCTGGAACCGTTATGTTTCCTCTACTTGTTTGAGTTTCACCCATTACGTAAGGATCAGTAGCCATATTATCAAAGAATCTTACAGCGGTATAACAATTTGTAAGCGTAATACTTGAGGCAGTAATATTATATATATCAACTGAATAAACAATTTGATTTGTTGTGTGATCATCATTTAACCACTGGCAATTTATTGTAACAGTTACATTATCACTAACGTCCTTAATTGTTACACTATATTTGTTTACAGAATCCAAAGGATAATATATTACTCCCCCAGGAATTGATAAAGTACTAGTATTAACCGTATCACTCAATAGAGGATAGATATAATAATTTCCAAAACTTAGATCACTAATTGGAATATCTACATAAGTAACACCATTAATTAAAGGACTTGTTGCAGTTATCATTCTTGCCCCTGTTGTACCATTAGTTCCAACTAAATACGCACCTAAAAAAGTGTTTTTTATAGAATCAATATCAGATAATTTAACAGTATAATCGTCTTCATTAAGGAACATTGAGACTTGTATACTTCCGTTACTTTGATAAGCTGTTTCTGGAACATCTACTGCTATAGGACTTTCTGCACTGTGATTATATACTCTAAAATCTCCTAATCTATAAGGGCTTGTAGCTCCCCCTGTTGGTTTATCATAATTTCAAGTTACACCAGTATTAACTAGATTAGTTAATGTAGTTATACTATTAGCTGTTGGAATACTTAAACCACAATTTCCATCTGTTGCTTTCCAATAATTACTATTAATACCAGCATATTTTACTGGTTTAAATTTACTTCATTTATTAATCTTTGAACTAGAACATAAAGTTCCTATATCAGTACTAGCAAGTCCCAATGTTTGACCTACTAAAGAAGTTGTTATTCCTGTTGTTTGTATCATATTGTTATATTTTTATTATTTAATTAATACCCAATGGCTAGCATCCAACCTGTGCTAGCATCTAAAACAGCGTAAAAAGATGAATTAGTTACATTTCCAGCGTGATTTGTTCCATTACTTCCTGAACTAGTTCTATTGGTTGTTATCTGAATACTTAAACACTTATTAGGGAATGTATAAGGAAAACTATATGTTCCGTCATCACCTTGCATCTGTCCTCATTGCATTATTAGCCCATTTGGGAAGATTGTGTAACCACCATAATAAAGATATTTTCCACTGCTTGAATTGTAATAAGTGCCAGAAAAAGAAGTACTACCACCAGATAAAGATGCAACCGTACTAGATAAAGAACTTACATTACTATTCAGTGTTGATACAGTACCAGATAATGAATTAACAGTACTATTCAATGTTGATATACTGTTAGTATTAGAAGTTGTACTATTATAAAGATTATTTATAGCATAAGCATTAAATGTATTCGTGTAGTCAGAACTTGAATAAGTACCCCCAAAACCAGCAGTTCCATATACTGAGCTTATTAATCCACTAGTTCCACCTGTTGAGCCAGTTCCAGAATTATAAGCAGATATTTCACCTGTTGAATATAAGTCATTATCTATCTTTAATTTTCCATCACTATCAACTGATAAATTAACTGATTTTGTACCATTTGATAAAGTTATACCTGATACATTTTGAAAGGTTTTCGCCCCTGTAATTGTTTGACTTCCTGATATATTAACAGAATCTGTAATACCATAACCAGCTAATGTAGTAGGTTTACTAATTAAATTATTAAATGGTATAGCTATATCAGTAGTTCCATTAAAACTAACTCCAGCAATATTTCTAGCTGTTTGTAATTGGGTTGCTGTACTTGCATTACCTATAAAACTATTACTATAGATATTATTCCATTTAAGGCTACTTGTACCTAAATCATAAGTAGCAGTTGTAGATGGAGTTAGTGAACCTGATAGTGTACCACCAGTTAAAGCCAAATAATTGTGTGTATGGGTTGAGCTTGCAGCACCAACTTCACTATATGTATAAGCTGGTTTTGTACTTGCCTTTGCCCAAGAATAAACATCACTTGCAGGAAAGCTTGCTGGTTTATTAAGAATCTTTGTTCAATCATTAATAGTAATAATATTACCTGAACTATTCTTAAAAAAAATCTTCTCTGAACCATTTAAAGTTCCCAAAGCTAGTTCTCCAGCTTCTAAACTAGTAGGAGCTGAAGAACTTGCACTGTTTTTTATTTTTATAGTAGACATATCTTTATCGTTTACCAAGTTCCACCATCAATTACATCTATACTCATTGCAATTGCAATATTACCAGAACCATCAAATGTTCCACCAGTAGAACTAATACCTGTACCACTTACAGTTAATGTTCTTGCTGTAGCTAACTTAGATGCAGTACTAGCATTACCACTTAAAGCAGCAGAAATAGTTCCTGCACTAAAGTTTCCACTTGCATCTCTGGCTACTATTGTTGAAGCTGTATTAGCATTAGTTGCATTAGATGTAATAGTGTATGCAGTTCCTTCTCCAGCAGCACCAGTTAAAGATAATCCTGTACCACTTACAGCTATTGAAGCAGCATAGTTACCAGTAGTATCTGTTCCTAAAGCTACAGAATTTGCAGCTATTGTAGTTGCTATACTAAATCCACCACTTAAATCAGAAGTTATACTTCCAGTAACATCACCTGTTAAAGCAAAAGTTCTTGAAGAACTTAAAGCTGTTGCTGTACTAGCATTACCAACTAAAGCACCTCTAAAATTAGTTGCTGCAATATCTCCTAATGTTCCACTGAATACCTCAGAAGTATTAGTTGCACCAGTGTACATAGAGAAATAGCCAGTACTTGCATCATATCCAAAGAATCCAAATTTAGCAGCAGTATCATAATATCTAAATTCTATACCTCTATCTTTTCCATCATTAACAGTTGGGGCTGTATCTCCACCTAATGTTAGTATAGGATCATCTATAGTTATTGTTGTACTATTAACTGTAGTGGTTGTACCATTCAGAACTAAATTACCTGTAACTGTTAAATTACCAGATATTGTTCCACCAGAACTAGATAAAGCGTCTGTAATTCCATAACCACTTAAAGTAGTTGGATTAGTTCCAGCAGTCACTCTGCCTTTAGCATCTACTGTTACTGATCTATAAGTTCCAGCAGTTACACCACTATTTGCCAAAGTTAAAGCAATAGCTGTAGTTCCTGAACCTGTTGCATCACCAGTAACAGAAATAGTTTGATTACCTGTTAAATATTGGCTGTGTGTATGGGAAGTAATATTTCCTGTAAGAACTGCTTCTACCTGTGCTTTTGTTATAGCAGTTAAGAAAGAGCTATCATTGGTTAATTGTGAAACTTTTGTAGGAATTGGAACTGAGATTGCAGCACTACCATCATAAGTGGCTGTAGAATATCCTGTAAAAGTTAATGCATTTGGATTCTTTCTAGCATCTGTAAGCCTACTATCTCCTTCTGCAATAAAAGTAGTTCCTTTAGTGAATGTTAATGCCGTTCCTGATTTAGTTACTGAAGTAATAGCATTACCTGTTCCAGTTGTTGAAATTGAAGTTGCAGAACCACCTTCTAAAGTAGAAATTCTTGAAATAGCACTATTAAGATTTGAATTTATAAGATTAACAGTATAAGCATTAAATGAATTGGTTAAATCACTGTCTAAATAAGTTCCACCCAAACCAGAGGAACCATATACAGACTGAATTAGTCCAGCTCCACCACCTCCACCTGTTCCAACTCCATAAGCTGATAGTTCACCAGTTGAATAAGTATCTGCATCTATTTTCAGTTTGCCATCTACTACAGATAACAGTGAAAGTACACTTCTTTGTGAATCTGTAAGATGTAAATTTGAAGCTACGTGTGTATTAAAAGTGCTGCTACCTACTGCATCAGTTATACCAAATCCACTTAATGTAGTTGGTTTACTTAATAATTTACTTCAGTCATTTAAAGTAATAATTTCACCGTTAGAATTTTTAAAGTATAACTTTTCTGAACCTTTAAGATAACCTAAAGCAACTTCACCATATTCTAAACTAGTTGGTGCAGAAGTACTACTAGAATTTTTTAATTTAATTATTTGTGACATATATTCTTTTATTAGTTTTCTATTTAATTATATCTTACTTAGTAATACATTCATCAATATTAGCTATACGATATTTGCAGCCCAAATTTGAACAGCATAAGGAACTTAGTTTGTTATTCTTTATTTGATATTCATATAACTGTTTCTGCATATCTACAATCTTACTTCTTAGCTCTGCTAATTGATTAATATAATCATTCAGTTCATACTGTTTTTCTGTTAGTCTAGTTTGTAATTCACCAATTTGTTTCATACAAAACTCTAATTGATTCTCGTATACGTCATTAGCTTTATCTTTAATTTCTAGGAGTTCTTTACTTGAATCAATATTCTCCTTATCTTTTTCTCTTTTCTTCCCAATTATCCATTCATAAGCCTTAACAATATAAGGAAATAGATATTCCTTACTAAGTATTCAAGTTGTTATAGAAGTTCCTGCTGTTATTAATGTTGCTATAGTTATTTGCATAATTTTGTATTTATGTAGTTAAAAAGTTCCACCATCTATTACTGATAAATTAAGTGAGCCAAAACTATTAGATGACGTAGTTACATATCCAGTCATACTATCTAATAAGTTACCTGTTCTGGCTTTTGTCGTTCTTGTGGTTACATTATTTTTTATTGTCTTTATTAATTTTCCATCTTCATCATATAAATCTATAGAAGATAGGTCAATATTATCTATTGATAATTGATTTAAAGTAACTCGTTGTGTGTCATTTGCAAAATCTATGATAGTACCAGATAAATAGAATGTATTATTAGGCAATATTGAAGTGTATGTAATGGGGCTTAAATATATATTTTCGCTCGTTTGTATATCTGCTTCTATTTTATATGTCTTACTTGCATAATTGGAATGAATAGTTCTAATTAGTAGCTGCTCTAAATTATTAACCTGTCCTGATCTGTTAAATGAAGTTGCCAGTTTATATAGGTTATTCTCCATATAAAGCAAATTGGCTTTGCCAACTTTTATCTTGTCTTTATTAGCAGTACAAACTTTAATATCTACTCCTTCATAATCAGATTTTACATTCTTATTGATATAGCTATTATATACTATATCTGAAGTTTCTAACTTATCACCATATTTATCAAACATTTCAAACGTTACAGATTGCAATAAGATTTCCTTTAGAATGTTATCTTTATCTACCCAATAAGCAGCCTGACCAGCTTTTGGATTAGATATTAAACAGCTATATATAACTAATTTGAGATAACACCCCCCAGTAATATTTATATCTGCTCCCTTTTGATAATTATCGTTAGTATATGAAGATCCTGTAAATGTGTTTCACTCATATTTACTTATTATATTACTGTTGATTAATTCAGTGTCTAAGACTGTTGAATTAGTAGAAGATAAAGGAGTAGCAGAAGCTGCAAAGTTCATTCTGAAAGTGTGCTTTGTTTTACTGCTAATATCAGTTTTCCAAACTAAACTTTGAGCACTTGTATTATCCAGATATGATATTATATTTCCATTTGTATCTAACATAAACAGATCACAACTAAGTTCAGCACACTGTGAATTATCTTTATCATACTTAATACCTAAACCTTCATTTGCTTCATCTATATAAATATCTAAGGGATTAGTTTTAGTATTAATATATATCTGCGCCTTAATATTAAGTTTACTAACTCCTTCAGTATTGATAATATATTCAGCAGGTTTAAAATCTATTCCTGTTGTTGGTTCATTATATGTAATACCTGACTTATCATAAGCATAAGGCAATTTAACGCCAGCTAAAGTATCATTACTTCCCTTTGTTGTATATAAGTAGTATTCGCCTGTATAATCAGTAAAATCACTACAATTGCTATATATGTATTTTGTTCCATCATATCCATTGAGACCACTTACAGAAGTTGTTGATACTAGATTTTCCAGATTATTTTTATCTACTTCTTTTTCATATAAAGAATCATCTGCATATAATGAAGATGTTAGTTCTACATTATTGTATAAAGTATCAAATTCTAGTGTGCTATCTTCAGAACTGAATAATCCCTGTAAATCAATTGCATTTAATGACAATGGTAAAGATGATACGTATGTTCCATCAGTATATTTTTTAAATACTGAATTATTAATCAGACTATTAATGTCATATATGTAAAATTCATTATTTATCTGTACCAATATCAAACCAAAAGGTTTTAAAACAATTTCTATAACATCTTTAAGGCTCATAGCTTCATCTTTCTCATCATAAAAATTAGCTGATTGAATAAAGACTTTATGCAATATTGTTTCTGTATCTGTAATATCAAATTCAGATGAAGTAGTACTGCTTGCTATATGCAATGTAGTGGATAATCCAAGCTTTTTAATACATCTATTGATAACAGTGAATAAACTAACAATATCAGTATATTTATTATCTCCATCAACGTATTTTAGTCGTTCCAGAATATTAAAATCTGAAGCTGTAAATGATACTGAATATCTGTCATATTCACTAAGTGTTTCACTATATAATTCACTATCTAATCAGCCAGATCAGTATTCTGAATCATTCTTATAAATAATAACCTTATACTTTTGCATATCATCTGTATTAAGATCAAAGTATTGAAACAATGTCTCACTTATTAAATTAAGTGTTGCCCCTGCTGACCTTATTACATCTAACTTATTTGCTACAGGATATTCTAATTCTAATGGTGGTGAAGCACCTAATATCTCTACAGGTATAACAGCATCAGTTGTTAATATTTCAACTTTATAACTGTCATTTGATATAGACTTAAATGTATAGTAGTATTTTATATTCCAGCTCATTACTTAATTCTATTTTGTTGTTTGTTGTAATTACTAAGCACACCTACCAGTTTACGTCCTTCTATTTCAAAAGTTACATTTCCACCTGAAAAATCATTGCTTTGTGGTTTAATAATTTGTTTCAGTTTATTAAGTGGTGCTATAACTTCTGGATTGGAACTAGCTCCCGCATATTCACCAACATTTACTAAAGAATTGCCATAAACTAAACCACCTTCAGCCATTTTTTTAACCTTGCCAACTTGAGCAAAAGCTCCTATAATTGCTGTAACACTTGCTGTAAGTGCAATTAAGTTAGCAGGAAAAGGCATTTTCTGAGATTGTTCTATACCTTCTGCCATTGCCAAAGATTGAATAGCAGGAATAGCTGAAGCAACAGCACCCAATACTGTAGATGCAAAGTTTGTTCATTCTTGAGCACTATCTGACATTGTACCAGATAAATTACCCATAACATTACTAATAACATAAAGAGATTCTGCAAATTCATTATTAATTTTAATATCCTTCTTCGTTATTTTATCAGTTAATGGTTGGGTTGATATTTTGCTAAAATCTGTACCTTTGGTATTATCTCCCAAAACTCCAGCCATTTTCTGCTTAACATTCTTCATATCTCCATATTTTGCATCAAAAGTCAATTTTATCTTTTTAGCCTCTAATTCATCAATCATCTTCTGTGCAGATCTACGTAAAGCGTTGGTCGTTGCTTCGTTTAACTTTTTATTCCAGCTTGCAAGTTCACTATCAATTTCTGCAATGGAACCAGCAGGACTAACAGGCTTATCCTTCTTTTTACCTTTCAATATTTTATCAGCCCTTTTTTCCTGTTTAATTGCAAAATTATAATTCTGTTCAGCTTCTTCTTTTGTGTCGTAATACTCTTTTAATGAGTTATAATATTCATTTCTTTGCTTACTGTCTTGCTTAGAAAGAATCCTCATTCTATCAAATTCATTATTCTGCTTTTTTAACTTTGCGATTTCAGCAGCTACTCTCTGATTAACAGATTTAGTAGTGACTGTTCCATAATTAGTTCCAACCTGATTATAAGTATATAACTGATTTTCAAGTTTATCCATTTTTTTATTATAAGCATCATAAGCCTTTTTTCTAGGATCTTTTGAAGCTGGATTATTGTAGACAGTAGCAAATGCATTCATATCATTTGCTGTATAATACCTGCCAGTTTTTGAGCGTGCATTTTGAACAAGTTCTTTTTTATTAATAGTATTTTGTCCCTCTAATTGGGTTGTAAAATCCTTAGTTATCTTAAGGAGCTGGCTTTTAGCTGCTGCAACCTGCGCTTTGCTTGAATGGGGATCATTAATAATAGCTTTATATCTTTGGGCATTATAATTATATTCTGATCTCAAAACATCTGTAGAGTTCTTTGTTTTATTATAAGATGCCCTTATTTTTTCAAGTTCAAGCATATTGTTGATTGCTCCAGTTATTCCTTTATTAAATGCTGCAAAATTTCCAGTATTCAAGCTTTGAAAGAATAAGTCTACAGTATCTTTGCTGGCTGAGATTGCAAGTTTGAAAGCTTTTTGTGTTTCTGCTCCAGAATCAATATACTTATTAAAAGCTTCCATTGCCCCCATAGATAAACCAATCATTCCTGCAAACTTACCTATTACCCCTGTTACATTCTTTGAAACTTCATTGAACTTCTGAACCTCCTTGCAACTTTTGGCTATATTATTATCAAATTGTGTGCTGTTTAATAATATTCTTGTTACTAAATCTGCCATATTATAGTATATTTAAAAATTGTTTTGACTTTTCTTTTAATCTCATTATATCTTCCTTGCTAATAGATGTTTCTTTTTCATCAATATTATCTCAATCAAACTTTAATATATCAGTAGGTTTAAGTTGTTTGGTGCAATTTGCCTGAGCTGTTATATAGGCTATCATTCTTGTTTGTTCCCAACTCTCTCTATTCTTCTTAAAGATGTTCTTTAGCAGTGGAGCTAATTCACATACCTGCATTTTGTCCATAAAATATTCTGGATCTATGCCACCTTCAATAACCAGTAAAGAATATAACTCACTAATGGTTAATTCTTTTTTTTTGAATCCGTTTTATCCTTTACATATACTGCCTGCTTCTCTGCTTCTTTAGCAATAAACTGCTGCATACTCGTTATCAGTTCTGGATTCAGATCACATTCTGTTATAAAATCATCAAAACTCATTTCAATGTCAGGAATATTAGCCAGAATGAGAGAATAAGAAAAGAGATACTGATCTGTAAGTGTTTCAAGTTTAAAAGCTTTTCCTGTAATCTGTTCATAGATAAACAGTGCCCTTAAGGTATATTTAATTGTATATTGTTTGTCTTTGATTGTAAGTTCCATAGTATCATTAATTAAAAAGGGAAAGCTATCAGCTATAGCCAAAGCTTTCCCTTAATTTCATTCTATTTATCTGATTATGCAGTAATCTTAGTTAATGCACCTGTACCTTCCAGAGTAATGGAATAGGTTGCATTTTCATTATCTGAAGCGTTGGCTTCTATCTGAGTGATTACTACTTTCCCTTTAAAACCAGATGCTGCTTTGGGTGTCCATCCACCTTCAGGAATAGTAGTTGCTGTAGGATCTTTAACTGAAAAAATAACATCTATTGATTGTCTTGCCATCCACAAATCAACCATAGAAGTATAGTCTGTTTCTGTAAACAGGTTTTCAGAAGTGATATTTCAGCTTAATTTTCCAATCATCTTATCAGTCCATTCTCCACTATCTTTACTTGATATTTCTTTAGCTTCACCAGATAAAGAAAGTTTGTGGCTGGTTGCATAAGCTAATGACTTTCCATTATAAAAAAGCATCAGGTCTGAACCTCTAACTATTGTATTTGCCATTTGTTATTATATTAAATGTAATTGTTTGAATAAATGTATCTTCTATAAAATCTTCATCTGCTGAAATGATTCTTATATCTTCTATTCATATATTGGAATATGTTCCCCTTTTCCCTTCTAAAGCCAGACGTACCAGATCAGCTATTTCAACACTTTCATAATAGACTTCAGAAGCTACTATAATATCTACCGTAACAGTATCATTAGAAGAAAATCTATCTTTTGTATAAGCTGGTGTGATTCCTGTTCTCTTATAAACAATAAAAGGAAAAGTTGTAGTATTATCTACTATCAAAGGGAAAATCTTATCCTGTAATTTTGCTACTATTTCAGTATTACTATGTAATATATCATAGATAGCTTTCCCAATTTGTAAACTCATATTATTACTTATTAGCTACTCTATTAATTGATTCTGAAATAATCTTATCAAGTGAATTAAAGATTTCATTTTCTTTATCAGATTTAGCAGTTCTAAAAAAATAGTGTGCTGTCATTGCACCTCTGTTAGCTCCATTTTTTCTGAGAGTTCTGTTTTTTGTTCCTTTCTCAAAGAACTTTAACCTGAAGTCTCCCATAATATGAACCTTAGCTTCTGTAGCTTCCTTGTCCAGTTTTAGTTTAATACCACTACCTAAAGTCTTGCCGTTCCACTTGTTTTTACTATTAATCTTGCTGCCAATGACGCCTCTTAATTGCTGTTTAGCCTCTTTTACTAATATTCTGGCTGCTATTCTTAAAGCATTTCTATATACCTTTTTTTGTTCTTTACCTGTAAGATCAGCAAACATATTCAGCACATCTTTAGTCTCTACTTCTAAACCCTGATTACTCATTTATTAGTTCTCCTATAATTGTTATAGCCTGTTTATACAGCTCTTTATTAATAGAGATTATTCTGTATTTCCTGCCATTATAAATAATCCTGTCTGCTTCTTCCACATTGTGATAAAGCCTAATAGTAAAGGTTACATTGTAGGTATGGATCATTTCATTATTCTGATTTAGCCTGTTTCCTGAATTGGTGGTTACTTGTGCTCTGGTAGTGAATTTATCCACTCATAAAGAAGTATTTGCCCCATAAGAATCTTTTGTAGCTGTCAGCTTTTGAATAGTTATTGTTTCTCTCATTAAACCTGCTCTCATACTTACTTTACGCTATAGTGTTTATATAATCCCAGCAGATACTCATAAGATAAAGGAATTTTTGCTACTGTAGTAAATGCAACTGGTTCTCTGTTTGCATAAAGATTACCAATCATTAGTAACATAGCGTGAATTATAGCAGGTGGCAATTCACCACCCACTTCTAAATCACTTAATGATATAACATTCAGATGTTGCTTCACTGTATCTTCTGCTACAGTAATTAAATCCAATATATACAAATCATCTGCCTTAAAATCTATATCCACCAGTAAGTGCTGTTTCGCCTGTTCCAGTGTAATATAATTCATTGCTTAGATTACTTTAAGATTGCTTTCTGGAAAGATTCAGTTCTACGTGGTTTTGCATCAAAGTAAGCATTGATAACAAGTCTTACTTTACCATTAGCTGCTTGTGTATAAGGATCTACAGTTAAATCAATTCCTCCCCATTGACCTATTACATAATCTTCAAAGCATCCAAATACTACACCTTTAGAAGGTACAGCAGAAGTACAAAGAGTATTGTAACCGTTTACTTCGTTTCCTTCCATCAAATAACCAGATACACCAGTAGCTTTAAGAGTAGTCTTTAATGTGCCTTTAGCAGATGGAGAAACTATAAATACTTTGTTTCCTTTTACGTTTGCAGACTCTAAAGCTGTTTCCATTGAAACAATATCTTTATAAGTTACATCTGTAGTAGAAGCTGTAACACCGTTTAATAGTCCTGCTGGTTGTGTACTTGTTGCTGCTTCTGAACCTAATACAGTTGCTTCCAATTTATTCGAGATTGCATTAACAATATCTCTTTTAAGCATTTCTTCTGCACTTAAAGAATCCTGAATAAGGAATTGTTTTGATACATCAATATAAGCAGTAAGTCTTTTAGGTTCTAAGGTTACTTCACTGAAAGCACCAGCACCATCTGAAGCTCCAGCAGTTTCACCAGCTCACGCTACATTACTGCCTGAATAAGCAGGAATAGATACATTACCAGTTAATCCTGAAAGATATGAAGCACCAGCTTGTACCATTACCAAGTTAGCTCTTAATGGTTCTAAGATTCCCAATTTATCTTCTGCTACTATTTCTTCTCCAGCAGTTGCTACAGTTGCAGAAACAGTAGCTCTTTCTTCTACAGGCAAAACTATTTGACCTGCATAATTTTGTCCAGACTTTCTAAATTCTGCAATACCTGCATTAATTACTTCTTGTGCTCTTTCGTCTAATTGTCTGTTATTAGCTACATCATTGATAGCTCTAAGTAATGAAAAATTCTCTTTCATAGTTTTAGTTTGTTTAGTTACGTTGTTAAGGTTACGTTTGTTTTCTTCTTCAATAGATCTTATCTGGTTATCAATCTCTGCCAACTGATTAGTAATGCTATCAAATTCATTATTCTCTGCATCATTCAGTTTTCTTGTCTCTTTCTCAGCACCTAATACTATTTCCTGTGCTCTTTTCTTTAGTTGGTCTTTCTTGTCTAAAAGTTCCAGTGTGTTCATTAGTTAATCCTGTTTTTAAGGCTTTTAAAATATTCTTCTAAGTTATCTTTATCTAAATCCTGTATCTTTCTAAGAGCTACAGAAGTATCTGGATAAGCTTCTTTGTAAACTGGTGAAACATCAAACAACTCTTTAAACTTTGTGATCTTTCTTAAATAGCTTCCATCACTTCTCTTTTCCCATTTATCATTCTCAATAGTGAAAGCAAATGAAGAAGTACTAATATCACCTCTCTTTAATCCTTCTAATAGTTCATCACCTAAAGCTGTTGCAGGTGCTTCAAATCTGTACTTTAATCCAGTACTATCTACTTCTAACTGCAAAGAACCGTTTCCAAACTTTGACCTGGCTAATACACCTCTTTCTTCGTTGTGATTAAGTAAGCATAGTATATCTGATTTATCCAGAATACCTTCTATTGCTTCTGGTTCTATAACTTCAGTAAATCCCCCTAAATCTCTGGATTCCTTATTAAAGACCAAAGCATAACCTTCTACAGTTCTGCTATCTTCTTTGGCTCTTACTTCTCAGCTACTGTTTCTAATTTCCTTCATTTTTTTCTTTAATTGCATTCTTTAATGTGGTTACATTTACCTGTACAAAGCTTTCATTACCATCTGGTAAAGCTGGTAAATCAAGTGCTTTTCTGATCTCGTTAGGAGTAATTACACCTATCTGGAATAACTTGTTATAGTATTCAGCCAAACTAGCTTTATCAGCTCTCAATAAAGCTGAAGTGTCAAACTTTACATCTATGTTATTTTTTTCAGATGGCTTATAAAGTTTGCGTTCAAATTCCAGCTCTATCTTTTCTAAAAGTGGTGAAAGTGTATCTGTAAGGAATGCCAGTTGAGTAGCTTCTACAGTTGAATAGCTGGATTTAGTAAGGTCAAATGCTTTAACTGGTGAAACACCAAAGAACCTGCAAACATCAATTACATTAAATTCCCTCGTTTCTAATAGTTGTGCATCTGCTGGACTTACTGTTATTGGCTGAAAGTCCATATTTCCTTCTAAAACAGCAACCCCATTAGGTGTTCCAGTAGAAGGAGAAAAGGCTGTTTGCCAACTGGTCTTTAATTCTGTTTTCTGTTTACCTGTAAGTGTGGATTGTACTTTTAAGATTCCAGCTAAATCAGCACCACCTTTAAAGAAGCCAGCAGCGTGACTTTCTGAATCTGTAGATAAACCTAATGTTTGTTTGGCGTGTTCCAGTGTACTAATCCCATTAATACCATCATAAGTAAAGTTTAGTATATGAATCATATTAATAGGTTCTATCAAACTATTAAAACCTGTAATGGAATACATCAGTTTATTTGTCTTATCAGTAGTAACCACTGTAACATAAGTGCTGTCTATAAATTGCAAGGCTATAGCATTGCCTTGTTTATCTCTTTCTATATAAGCATAACCATTACCCTTTAAAAGAACACTGGCTACTAGTGCCTGAATGAATATAAATCTAGTCATTCTGTTATTTGGTTCTTTATTCAGTAAGTAGTAAGTAGGATGTGCTACATATTTTGTTTTGTAACCAGAAGCATCTATTAAGTATGGTTCTAATGGTAATTGTGCTACTGAATCACTGATTACATTTACGCACCTGTAAACAGCAGATAGTAACATTGCTTTATTGGTTGTATAACCACCATTGGAATTATACATAAGAGAATCAAAAATATTACCTCTTTCTTCTATATGTTATGGTTTTTTCCTTTTAAATCAGTTCATCTTTAAATTGTGTATATGTCATTTGAATAATGTGGCTTTTCTAAATACATTCCTAAAGCCTGTATAATTGCTATAGTACCGTCAATCTTCTTTTTGTTCACACTTTTATCTGGTTTACAGTTGCCATTGTGATCTGATTTCAGTACTACATTTCTAAAACAGAATCTGTTAATCTCATTGTTATCTATTACAGCTTTTCCTGATAAAATAAGTCTCTCCAGCTCTCTGGTAGGTTTATTAAAATTGGCTAGTGACTGGCTGTATTCTTCCAGTGGTAAACCTTCTGAAGTTGCATTTATAGCTCATTGTGTTGCATTGTATTTGTCATACCCTACAGAAGTAATATTAACTATCTCAGAGTATTTAAGCATATCAGTAGTAATATAGTCATAGTCTGTAACATTACCACTGGTAATAGTTAGTAATCCCTGCTGTTTCCATAACTTGTAAAGCTCTTTATCTACCTTTTCTTTTAAAGCAGATTCTGGAAGATAATAGTGTACTTTGAAGTAATACTTATCATCCTTTACTAGTAAATAGGCTACTGCTGTTAAGTCAGATGTAGCTCCTAAATCTACTCCTATGTAACAAGTTTCATCTTTAAAGTCAGAAAGATTAATCTGCTTACTGGATCTTACTATATATTCATCTGGTAGTCATACATTAGAAGAATCACACCATAAGTTTAGTGTTTTAGTCTTTACACCTACTTCATCAGAAGGATTGTTTATAGCTTGCTGTACCTGTCCTTTAATGTATTTGGTGGTAACAGTAATATCTAAGTTAGGAGCACACTTTATTCAGTTCTTTTCATCTCTTCAGTCATCTTCAGTATCTAATGAATAAATGGCTATAAACATTTCATCATCTGTTTTTAGCTCATTCAAAACCTCTATAGCTACAGTTCTTAATTGATAACAAGGAAGTGTTTTATCAAATCCAGCAGTAGTAATAGTACAAAGGTGGGGATTTTCACGCATTCCCATACTAGACTTTATAACGTCTCTTACTTTGCTGTTTGGTGCAGCGTGGTATTCATCCAGTAGACCAAATGAAGCATTAAAGCCATCCAGCTTACTATCATCAGCAGCTAATACTTTTAGTTTACTGTTTGTACTTCTGAATAAAATATCTGCTCTGTAAGGAGTTAAATATTTGGCTTTAGAATCAAGTCCTTTAACAAAGTTACTACACATATCAAAGGCTATCTTTGCCTGTTCTTTACTGTTTGCAGCTAAAAGAACTTCAGCACCATCTTCACCGTCAGCTATTAAGTAGTATAAGCACAAAGCAGCAGCTAAAGCTGTTTTACCTTGTTTCCTACTAACTTCAATGTAAGAACTGGTAAAACGTCTAGTTCCTGTAGATTTTCAGTAAAAACCTATAATGTTTGCTATTATAAACTGCTGTCAGCCTTCCAGAATAAAGGGCTTGCCTGAATGCTTACCAGTGAAGTGTTTGAGTGTGCTTATAAATGCTATTGCTCTGTCTACTTTATCTTCTCTAAACTCCAGATCATCCCTTTTAAGATCACTCTGGAATCTCTTACAAGCAAGCTTTATAGTTTCACCTGTTGTTATTTCATCATTAAGAACTTTACTACAGTAATCATAGTAAAATTTCATCTTATCTAACTTCCTTTCCTTCCTTTATAAACTGCTCAAAAGGTGAAGGTTCAGTATCTTCATTATCCTTCTTTGGTAGTTTAGTTCTGGATTTAGCCGTTAAACCAAATTCCAGCATTACTTTCATTGCTTGCGTTTGTGCATCTTTAGCTACCTTTATAAGTGGGTGTGGTGCTATATTACCTCTGTCACTTAAAACAGTCAGACCATCTATTTCTAACTGCTTAGAAGCCTTAATAAACATTGAATAATTACGTGCTAACATAGTTAAGGCTGCACTGTCTACTTCTTCTAAAATACCTCTGTTTTCTAGTTCAGATAGTACATCTGTCATATATTCAGCAGCATCATTCTCTATATCCTCTGGTATTGCATATTTTGCCATATTAAAAACTTTTTATCATTTCTAATATGAAACCTATTTAATGGCTGCCCAAACTTCATCAATATAACTGTTTGCTTTACTCTTTATATTTTCTTCGTTGGTTAGATATTTAATTTTGCTCTTTAGAATACCATTAATAGTCATCTTGTGGATTATGTCCCATTTATCTTTTACTTTGGGATAAATGAAAATAATATCTTCTATAGGTAGATTCTCAAAAATATAATTATTTTTAAGCAGTATGACATCAGTGAGTTTAGATTGTTTGCTTAAAGCACTATATAAAAGTATTAAAAGTTCATATCTTGAGAGTTGATCTTTGAATATTTCATAGTATGTTTTAGACTCCTTGAAATTAGAAATGAGTTGTAATAAGTTATTTATTGTTCTACAATATTGTCCTAAAAAATGTCCATTTTCTTTATGAATGAGATTACCCACATATCCCATAGCTTGAGATCTTTCTTCATCCTTCATATTTCCAGTTAAAGAATCAAAATATTCTTTAGCATCATTTAAGCAACCCATATATTCATCAAAAGTTCCCCCATTAATATCTTGTTCCAATTTTCTAACACTAATATCTACATTTGAATTAATTAGTGTATTTTTAAATCCATTTATAGCCTCAGACTCATTAGTCTCAACTTGAAATTCATTATTCTCAATTTTTTTTAGTCTATTTAGTGTAACATATAATATTAAATCATCATTTGCCTTTTTTCCATATAATTCAAATGCTTCAATGCTTTTCTTTCCATTACAAGTTACTGCATCAAATTGTTTTTGGTATAATTCCAGCATTTTAAAGAAGGTTCCCCTTTCTTCGCTTGCTCTATTATTTTCATTTGAGATTTTAATAGTATATAATACACCTGCAAAAGCTAATAAACCTGTTATTGAAGCAAAATAACTACCAAAATATCCCCAGTCTGTTGATTCTTTAGAAAATTCCCATTTAAAGTGTATAACATTATCATAACCAATTAAAGTTACAAAATATAGCACTATCATTATTACAGCTATTATAAAGACAACAAAGATTAAAATGAGTAATAAATTACTCATTAACCAGCCTAAAAGTTTCTTCATATCACTTCAAGTTTAAATTACATACAAAGATATGAATCTCAATCTAATAATTTAATTTTTCACCCAATTTGTTAATTTTTATGGTGCATTTTTTGTATCTTTACAAGTAACCTAAAGCATCTAAACTATGAAATTAACATCAATGCAAACACGTATCACAGTAAGATTAGATAATGATTTAAACCAAAATTTAGATATACTTCATAAAGCAACCAAAGTAGATAAAGCTAAACTAGTTAGATTGATAATGAATGACTTTTTTAATAAGAATAATGAACTATTAGACAAATACTATGAAGAAACAAAAACCAACTAAAGAAACACTGCTACAATATATCTATGATAATGGAATAGAAAGTACTTGTAAACAATGAAACACTACAGAATCAGCGTTACTTAATATTCTGTACCCAGATAAAGAACAAGCTCCTAAAATCAGGAAAATAAGCAGCAATAAAGCTACAATTAATAAAGATGTATCTGCTATCATTGAAAAGAACTATACTAAGCTATGATCTAAGTATGTAAAAGACAAATCTAAGTTGTCTATGTGTCAAACCTCAGAAGATATATTCCACAATACACTTGTAAAAGTGATGGAAGAACTATCTGAAATAGATGAAAAGCAAGTGTTGGACTATATAGATTATCGCCTAAAGATGGTAAACTTCCAGATAAAACAAGATCAGAAAGAACTTTATAAACATCAAATCTACTTAGAAGATGCCAACACTGAAGAAAGCAAAGAAACAGAATAATAATTCCAATAAAAGAAAGGAGAGACAGGAAGTATATAATACTTCCAGATGAAGGAAATTAAGAGATGCAAAACTACTAGAGCAACCGCTTTGTGAAGTCTGTTTAGCTAAAGGAATTATTAAGCCCGCCGAAGATGTACACCATCTAGATTCGTTTATGAACTACGAAGGCTTAAAAAGACTGGAGAAAGCATATAATTATAACAATCTCCAGAGTGTTTGTAAGGAATGTCACCAGAAAGAACATAATACACCTTACACATCATAAGGTGAAGATTTGTCTATTTTGACTAGGCTAGTATCCCCTCTAATTAATAAATTATCAACATCTGGACAATTTATTGTTATATCTGATTTGTATTTTAAAGCAAGAGTTCCATTCATACATAAACCAGCAGTTATATAAAGATCATTAATTCTATTCTCCCTTATAAGCATCTTGTTTATTTCGTGCTCTGCCAATATCTTAACTCGTTCTATTTCACCTTCTTCAATAGTTATTCTTGAAGAATGGGCTTTGTAAGATTCTATTACAGTATCTTTTATTAATGAAGAACCAAGTCCTATATGATCATATAGGCTAATAAATGAAGATAATATAGCTGAGTGTTCAAAGATGGTTAACTCATAACATTCTATGGAGCATTCTTCAAAAACAGAATATCTAAACCTAACCCCTTTTGTATCTTCAATAGTAACACCCACAAAATATGCATTCTCTATATCAAAATCTTCATCATCAGAATCAACAATTGAATTAAACCGTCTAAATAGTAAATCAATAATTACTTTGTTAACTTGATAACGTTCTTTCGTATAATTATCTTTTGTAGTTCTTGATAGATACTGACAAAAAATATTGCAAACAATTTTTCTGTATCTTTCATCCTCTAAAGCCAATTGATTTAATGTGTAAACTCCACCAATAGCAATCCCAACATTATCACTATTAAGATAAGAGACGGCTTCGCCAAATCGCTTATCATTATTACTTTTATCAGTAAGGTTATTCTGTCTAGTTTGTTCGCCTATTCTTTTATTATTAAGCCATAAACCATAAATTACACAAATACCACCTATAGCGGTAATAAGAACTTTAAGGAGTTCTCCATAAGGATTATTATTACTGCTAAGAAAGAAAAAGTTGGCAATATTTGTATAGTAGTTTATTAAGAGTATGAGTACTATTATTCCTATTATAAGCCAATATTTCCATTTTATAAAGAACTGTTTCATTACTCATAATTAATTGTGATTTACAAATATAGATTATTGCAACCGAAATTTAATTCAATATTGGAATAATTTGTGTTTAATATTGAATTAGATCTCACTTTATTATATTCAGTTGTACCCAGTGCCAAAACCCCAAATATCAAACTCAGAGCTACCTCGGTAGTCTATTTAAAGTTTTTTAGTCTTTTAGGAATTTATGTCGAATAAATTTACTACCTTTGTAGTATCAGAAATAAAGAAAAGACTATAACTAAATATTTATCTCAATTTGCTATTATAGATAAAGTTACTTTATAAGATTGATTTTTACCGAAATAAAGCCAGATAAAAGATCTGGTTTTATTTTTGCCGACAAAAGTTTTTTTCCTATCTCCAAAGTAAGATTATTTCTTAGTACTCTACATTCCTATACTACATTCCTTAAGTATCTTCAGAACCCTTTCGGGTTCTATCAGATGAATATATTTTTTCAAATTCCCAATAATAACATTTATGTGACTATATGAAAATAAAGTTTATGACAAACTAAGTACAATTAGAAAAGTTAATCTCCTAAGTACTACTAAAATTAATTGGCTAAGAAATAACAGATATATATGTGAAATTACAAAAGATAAAATTTCTCCAGATACAGAAATAATAACCTATAAAGAGCGTAAGCCATATAATGAAACAAAAGAATCTTCCTTTTAAAAGCTATACAATAATGAATAATTCATTAATAGAGCATTTTGGCTGCTCAGATGTTTATAGGCTGTTTATTTTATCACTTACTACAGATAGAGAATTAAAAACAGATACAACTTTAGATCAATTAGCTGATTTTGTGGGTGAAAAAGTTACGGCTTATAATGGCAACAATAAAAGCAAATCATTTACTGATAGACTAAGAGAAAGCACAGAAGTAAAAGTAGTAACAGCAGATGGAAAATCTTATAAAAACGGCAATAAGGTTACAAGAAACACCTATACATTTAAAGAGCCAATACCAACAAAGTACAGAAGAATAAGTAAAACACTTATAAGTCTAGATTTACCAATAAAATTAAAAGGTTATATTATTAAACTATTTAGTGTTACAGAGCCTCATTCATACATAATAAGCAGATCAGTAAATGAACTTGAAAAGATGCTTAAAATGGGTAAAGCAACGATTAAGAAGTATAATGAAGAATTAATAGCAAAAGATTTATTGGAAATAACAGATAATGGCTGAATACTCAAAGTTGAATCATTGATAATAGATGAACCTAATAAAATTCCTAAGGAAGTACAAACCATTTTTGATAGTTTGGAAAGCATTATAAACACTAAAAAGATAAACAATATTCCACTTTCAAAGTATGAAGCTATCTATTTAAGTGCAAAAAGCAAAGATTTTAAAGAGATAGAGGATTTAAAAAGCTGGTCTTACTGGCTATTAACTGGTGTTCCATATAAATCTACCAATACAGATACCTGAGAAATAACCTTATAAAACTTAATATTATGATTACATTTTTAATTATTTTACTGGCTATCATTGATATAATTGGCTTTTATTTTATGTGAATAACTATAAAAGTAGTAATTGATTGAGTAGCTAAAGAATTAACAAAGCAATAGATGAATTAACTAATCAAAATAACTAACCTACCAATGGATAACTTTCAAGAATTAGAAAATAAAGGCAGAACCTTATTAAAATCATTCCTAGACCAAATAGGAGCAACAGACCAACAACCAACAACAGATAAATTTGATCCAGTAGATTACTATTTCACTTATAAAGGTAAAAAGATAGTAGCTGAAATAAAATGCAGGGATATTAAATACAAAGATTATGATACTCATCTTATAGAAGATAGTAAATTAAAAGCTTTATTAAAAGCTAAAGAAGATAATGGCTGTGATTTAGCTTACTATATAAATTTCTTTGGTGAAGATATTGTTTATTGATATAGTACTGGTAATATAGTTAATACAGCTTCAGTGGATTATTTACACTGTAACAAAACTACAGCAGTAGAGACAGAAAAAATAGATAAATGTGTTTGAATGATACCAACGAATAAAGCACAAATATTTATTATAAAGAATGGTATATGATGTAAATCACATTTAAATTAGAGTATAATACATAATTATCAACATTTTAAATGTTAAAAAAATAATATCTCACAATAAATGTAAATAAATAGCTATTTTTGAAAAACAAACAAATAAATACAATAGTTATGGCTTATTTTATAGATTATTTTAAAGTTCGTGAAAGCGATTTTGAGAATTATGGGGCATTTAATATTTCACTTATATGTGATTTACCTCTGTTTATTGATCCTTTTTTACTTTACAGTAGTAAGAAAAATGAATATCTTGAGTTACACAATAGCATCTTAAAATATTTGACTTTCTTAAAAGTTAAATCAGAACAAGGTAAAATAACGAAAGCAAACATTATGTCTTGGTATAAATTTTCAGAAGTGAAACAAAATTGGCTTGGATATAGTATTTCTGGGAATAAAGGTAGTGGGTTGGGTATGAAATTTGGAGAAACAATGTCTTCAAATATGCATAAAGTTTATAATGATTTAAATAATGAAATAATCACAACAACTTCTCATATTGAGAAAGTTGGACTATTTCAACTAGGAGTTGGTAGAGATAATATAAGTGATTTTTCGTGTAATCTTATCAAATCATTCTTATTAAATTATACACAAACTTTTGCATTGAAATATTTAAAAAAGGAACAAACAAGAAAAGTAAATGTAGATAAAGTTTATTTTGACTATAAACTTGAGAGGTGGTGTCCTCAAATTTTTACTTTGCCTTATTACAATAATGATCATATTATTCTAACACCTAAGGATATACTTACTAAAGATGAGAATTGGATTAATAGTTATGATTTAAAAGGGAATTTTTTAGATATTTGCGGGACTATTCCTAATGAACAATTAAGAAGTGAAATTAATAATTTTTACAGGAAGCATCTGCCTGCACCAGTAATAATTGGTAAAGGTAATAATAAAAGGATGAAAGAGCCTAACCAAAGGGAAAAGGCAAAAGCTGCTTCTGATACAATACAACAATACCCTGAAATTCTAAATTATTACATTAAGTCTAAAGAGGAGAATAAAGAAGGAGCTATAAATCTTTCAAAAGAGAATGTTAATAAAGTAGAGACAATATTTAAAAATAACATCCAATTTCTGGTTGATTTATTAAAACAAACGAATTTTTACTCTATGCTCCCATTATCTTCTTATGAAGAAGCTATGAAACGGGTTCTATTTATGAAAGATGTAATAGAAAATAAAGATGGATACCGTATATTTTATCATAAAGGAATACCGATAAAAAAAGAAGCAGATTTACAACTAATTTATCGTTTTACTTGGTTTGAATCACCAATGGATGTAAATAGAGAAGTTAACAATGGACGTGGCCCTGTTGATTATTCTATTTCAAATGGTTCTAGTAATAAATCATTGGTAGAGTTTAAATTGGCATCAAACTCAAAACTAAAAATGAACCTAAAAAATCAAGTTGAAATATATAAAAAAGCTAGTGGTACAAGTAAAAGTATAACTGTTATTCTTTACTTTAATGCGGTAGAGCTTCTTAAAATTAATCAAACTCTTAACGATCTTGAGCTAAACAATTCAGAAAACATAGTACTTATAGATGCTGGCGATAATAAGCCATCTGCTTCTAATGTAAAATAAAAAATGATCCATAACATTGTATAAACTACAAGCCATAAAGCCTACTTCGTTTATTCTAGGTAGGCTTTTCTGTTTCTTCTTTTACTTTATTATTCTTTTGTAGCTCTCGTTTCTCTTTAGCTGATAATCCTGTTTTTACACATACAGAGCCATAAAAAATACCATCTCCTCCATTATAACCTTCTTTGTATCCAATAACACCATAAGCTTCTACTTTACCACTATTGTCTAGTATGTAATTATACGTTTTTTTGTTACCTTTAGGTAAGTAACCTACGTGTGTATTTTTATCATTGTAAATTGCTACTGCACATTTATCATATTCATTATCTGTTTCAGCAATAGCATATCCTCCTTTAAATTGTCCTAATTCTGCAAAACTTAGATTTCTAAAATTTACACCTTTTAGCTCATAACAGCTAAACCCTATACGAGGAGATAAACCAAATACTTTATAGTTATTGCTTATATAATAAGATATATCATCATCAATTGTATTTTTGGAAATATTTTCAACTTCTTCTTTTTGATTACTATCAACTAATTTTGCATCTTGTTTATTGTATTTACGAATAAATAATGTGATACCTAAGACTACAACAAGAATAAATATAAATAATCCCATAGTACTTACTTTTTTATATGTTCTTTGCAAAAGTAAAAAATATATTTACTAATAGGTCATATTTTTAGAAATAATATCTATTTTCTGGAGTATCAAACTGTTTTAAAAAATCTGTAATAGAATATTCTTTAGTTTCTACAGATAGACTAAATCCAGATATAGTATTCTCCTTAATATATCCCTTCTTCTTTTCAGTATCAAAATACACATCATTGGAATTATAAAAGATTGTGTAGTAATCATACTTCTTAGATGAATAGTAACCAATATAAATAACCTGCCCAGTTTGGAATGTTACAATTATTATAGAAGATATACGGTCTTCATTGTATATAACTATGTTATCAATTACTTTATGAATTAGATCATATTTTTCAGTATCATCTGTTATTGTATTAACTATAGCATTAACATCTTCAATAGATTCAATAGCTTTTATTTGATTTTCTTTTGAACTTATCTTTTTTAAGATAGTCTCTTTTTCCTGTAAATATTTACCTGCTTCTTTATTAATAGTATCTACTTCCTTTAGTTTATCAGTATAAAGATTTGGTAGATTAGGGAACTGTTTTTTAATATCAATAGCTGCATTAACAATTAGATTAGCTTCACCTGTTAATTCTGCCTCTTTCTTTTCCAGACCTGCTATCTTATTTTTAAGTTCTTCAATTTCTTCTCTTAAAGGCTTTATATTTTCTTGTGTTTTATTTGCAGCCAATTCTTTATGATATAATACTTTTACTGTTTCCCAGATAATATATTCAATTTTATGACTCTTAATAGACTTAGATTTACATTCAATAGGTTTATTTGAAGCCTTTACATATCTATCGTGGCAGCAATAAACACTTTTAAAAGGAGAATAAGTATAAGAGATTTTACAATATGGACACTTTATTAATCCTCTTAATAATTGGAAATGTTTAGTACCTTTGCTATTACTTCTTATAGTTCTTTCTTTCATTTTAGTAATCGCCAAATCATATACTTCAGCAGAAATAATAGCTGGTGCTTCCACTGTTGTAAATTCTAATATTTTTCTATATTTCTTTCCTTTTTTGGGCTCAGCACTTTTTAATCTAAGCTTACCCACACCTTTATAAACGGTATTAGTAAGTAAGGAAGATATTGTTGATACTGTCCAGTTTATACCACCTTTTGTTTTAAGACCTTCACTATTTAATATAACAGGGATTCTATATGTAGAATACCCATCAGTGCAAAGTTGAAAGATTCTCTTTACTACTTCAGCTTCTTCCTCATTAATAGATAGTTTTTTTGCTTCTTTATTATAATCATAACCATAAGGTGCTGCATAAGTATAGCTATAACCTTGATTTAAAATCTTATTTCTTTTAGATGAAATAGTTCTTTCCTTTAATGTGGCTACTTCCTGTTCTGCTACCATTGATATGATGCCAATAGTAAACATTGAACTCTTATTGTCAGAGCCATCTTCGTTGAGAGTATATAAGTTTTCTTTTTTAGAATAGATACATATACCTTTATCTGCAAATTCTCTAACTTGCTGCTGTAAGAAAATAGACCTTCTACTTAATCTGGATAATTCCCATACAAGAATAATATCAATATCATCTTTAGTAAGCTGTGTTAGCTTCTCAAATTCTTCTCTGTCATTTTTAAAGCCACTAATCTTTTCTTCAAATGTATAAACTATCTCTATATCATTCCTTTTAGCATAGTCTATTAGTTCATTCGTTTGTTTACTATAGTCCTGATCTTCAGTAGATACTCTGGAATAAATTGCACCTTTCATAACTTTTATTTTTAATTGATACAAAGCTACAAATTATTAGTTATACGTGCAAATGTTTAACTATAAGCCCTCGAATGCAGTCCCATAAGCCCTCGGCTGCGGGCTTACTTACTATTAACCGCAAAATTGATTAGGTCTGGTTATGTATGGAGATAACACAGGCCGTAAATCAGCTTAGCGATTTTGCAGGTAAAACAAGTATTAAAGTTGTGAGAAACGGTCAGCGGATCAGAATCGAAAGGAAGTAGTAACTGAAGAGAAAAAACGATCCGTTATTCAGAAGTAAAAATAGTTGAAAGAATGAGGCTTTTAGCTATATCATATTATACATTTTGGGCTCAGTAAATTGCTTACTGAGCCCAAAACAGAGAAATTACATATCGGTAGCTAAAGCTTCTTCAGCTTCTTGACTACCTTTTATATCATCGTAGAATTTTGCAAAAGAAATTTCCATGTAAGGCTTCAGAATAAAGAAACCGAGTCCTAATGTAAAAAGACAAAGTATCGCCCATCCTAAGAACCGTAGAATCAGGCAGAAAAATTTCCATTTATAGCCATACATCATCTTTTTACTTTTATCAATAGCCTCCATACTTCCGATAGAAGGATTATCAGCAATAATAAAAAAAGTCATGGCATAAGATATAGCAGCAATAATTCCGGGTATTATTAACAAGATTGTCCACAATAAAACAAAAATAATCATTAATAAATAGGCTCCCAATGAAGTTCCAAAATTATTAAATCCCTTAAACAGTTGTTCCAACCGGGCTTCCTGATTTCTT